CATAGGCACTCTTGATTACTGCAGCTGTTCCGGCGATGCCCATGCCAATACCCGCACCTGTGCGCATTCCTGAACGTCGTCCTGCGGCTTCACCAGCAGTACGCCCTCTTGCTTCAGATGCAGCATGAGCGGCTCGCCCTGGATTTAACGCGCGTTGTGCAGCAGTTTGTGGTCGCTTTGGCGGAACGCGTCCTCCGGAAGATGAACCGCTGTGCATTGTTCCGCGCTCTCCGCCTGGATTAAAAGACGGCCGCGATGGTGGTGTTTGTGGCATAACTTTTCCTTTCACCCTGTATGTAGGGTCTGCTTTACTTACAGTTCCAAGCTCTAAGTGATTTATTAATCCGACTATTCGGATCATTAGCAGTCTTTGCAGATGTGTTCACACGCTTCATGCCTTCCATGCGCGCGCAGAACGATTTGCGTCTTGATGCATCTTTTGCCGTTTTTGGATTCGGAGCAGGTGGCTTTAGATTAAGCCCCTCTGTTTTTTTGAAATGAGCACGACCAGCCGCATTAAGACCACCAGCTGGATTTTGATACTTTTTGACGACTCCCATTTCTTAGACCTCGTAAGCAGGTATGCTATAATCTCCGATTAAACACAATTGGATTGTACATTAAAGGAGTCAAATATGGCAGATGCACCAGAAGGTATGTACTTCGATGGTTTTAAATGGCGTTCACATGACGAAGCGCTTGAAGAAAAAGAGTCACGTACCGACGTAGTTTATGAATTATCGGATCGAGAACGTCAGATTCTTGGAATGATGCCAAGCAAGTTGACCGCAAAACAAATGGCTGCCAGCCTTGGCATTAGTCACAGAACTGTACAGTTCCACATGGACTCAATGTATTGGAAACTTGGATGCAGTGGTCGCGACGCGCGAACCCAGGCGTGTAACAAAGGACGCAAACTCGGTTACATAAAATAGCCCAGGATAACCTGGGCTTTCTTTATGCGAATGGATCTTCAATGTCGTCCGTGTCGACTGTTTGCCTAACGGCTTGCGAGCCTTCTTGACGCTCCTTGTATTCAAGTGGCGTAATCTTATCAACCGTAATCTCTACGACTTTGCGATTAGAACCATCTTTGGCTTGGAACTGCCGCATCTTAAGGCTGCCTACAATCCCAACGAGCTGACCCTTCTGCAAATATGTACATGCAAAATCAGCGTTCTTGCCAAAACATACTGCGTCAAAGAAATCCGTTTCCTTCTCTCGACCTTTACGGTCTACAGCAATGTTGAGTTTTGCTACAGCAGTTGCACCCGTTGTCTGTTTGAACTCAGGCGCTGCACATAGTCTTCCAGTGAGCGTTACGCAATTAATCATTCTATGACCAGTCTTCTTCCGCCAGTTGATTTAGATGTGTGTAAATAAACCTACACACAGTGTCTCCGTAAAGTCGTCGCATCTCCATTGCAACAAACAAGCCAAGTAGGTAGTTTGTCTCCATCCCAAGTACTTCTGCAATTTTTGGAACAGCAGTTGCACTGGGCATTCGCTTTCCACTTAGCCATAGAGATGTAGTTGATTCATCAGCACCTACCTGCTCGGCGAACATACGTTGCGTCAAGCCGGCCCGGTCACACAGATGATGCAACTTAGTCCGTTTCACATGTGGTCTTGCCATATGATTCCTTTCAGGTAAGTATCTTGTGTCTTACCACAAGATACTTTACCATCCTTAGAAGTTAATTGTAATGAACCCGCCAAACTCGCCAAGTTCAGACCAATCACGCACTTTGGGATACAAGCCGTCTCCATCTCGATCTACGTATTGTTCATCGTTATGTTCCGGGGATGTATTGCCTTCGACGGTCAACACGCCAGACCCATCAGCACGCACTGCGTCAATCATTCCCATGTGTGCACATCTGCCGAGCGTCTTAAAGTAGAAGCAAACAATGTCGCCTTCCCTTAATCTACTTGGTGATGCCTTGGCATCTTTGACAGATATCCAATTGCCTGTTCGCTTTGCCCATCGAACCCAATCAGGCGTGTATCCAGTCCGAGGCATTGATTGGTCATAAGTAATGCCCAAATCTGTAGCCGCCTGTTTTAGTCTGTAGCGAACATGAGCAACACACCAGGGCGAGCCTGGTGGCAATGATGGGATACAGCTTGCAAGGTATGCTTCGACTTCCTTGCCTCTGTTTTCTCCGCCCGTCTCACATACACCCAGGTTCAACCTAGCGTTAGCTATTGCCTTAACTGCAATTGGTCGGTCCATGCTTTTCCCTCCGCACATACTTGGCAGTTTCGTTTGCCGTTGCGTTTGGGCACTCGCCTACATACGCAAGTACCATTTCTGTTACATTACGTGTAAACTTCTTGTCTTTTGTCACGCAATATACGAGATACCAAATGGCTTTACACAGGTCTTTCGCATACGTAGTCCCAGCCTTCTTCCCGCGACGCTGGATATATTTCAGTGCACTGAATTCGTACCTGTCCAGTTCCCAGTCGTCAGCTACTGCCACAGTGTCAACCGTGTTACGTTGGTAGTGTTCATTCAACCCATGAACAACGCTTGTGCTATCTACCTGTCGATCCAAACCCGTTACTCCCGCGCCCTGTTTCCTGTTCAAATAAGTCTCCTGTGGATAGTTGTATAAGTTCTGCCCTTGTGACTGGGCTGAGCGATACCTGAGCAATTCGTGACCCCCTGCAAATATGTTCGACGTTTTCTCCTAGATTCATCAAGATGATTTTGAGTTCACCCTGATAGTCCTCATCTATTGTCCCTGGTGAGTTCAGCACAAACAATCCATACGACGCCGCCAAGCCACTGCGTGACCTGACTTGCAACTCGTAACCAGCAGGTATGCTGAACTTAAGTGCCGTAGGAATGACTGCCCATTTACCGGGATGAATAGACAAAGGCTTTTTTACAGCTGCTGCAATATCAAAGCATGCTGCACTACCTTTATACTCCGGTAGAGGCACAGCGTAGGGTTCTACGCCATGCTCCATCACTTCGTAAACCAATTTCATTGACTTTCCTTCTGTATCCTTTCACCAATCCACTTCATCACAGGCACAGCCATAGAATTACCTATTGCCTTATATCTGCCCGAATCTGACTCTTTCCCGGGCGCTTTTGCCCATCCATCTGGCATGCCTTGTAGGCGCTCGCATTCCGTTGGTGTGAGCCTCCTGACGACCATGTTCACCGACAGGTATTGGTCTTGACTGGTTGAGATAGTAAACGCCTTGTTATCTTGTCCAAGGTAACCCTTGCCTCCTCCGTCGCATCCGCCACGAATCTTAAATGTTGATGGCTCAACTTTTAGCACTGCGGGTTGATTATCGCCCATGTCTGCACGAAGAGTAGAGCATACAGTATCTAAACCAGCCGGACCAGCGTTACGTGCTATTGACCCCGGTTCGAAAGCATAAGCAGTTAGAACTACGGGTTGATTGTCACCGTTTTTAGCCTGACTTGCCGTTATCGTTTGCGTTTTTGTGGAAAGGTTTATGCCATTACCAAGCCTTGCGGCTGCTGGATTAAATGCGTATGCCACACCGTGTACGCCAGTAGCATTGAGCGTATACATTGGACCACCGACAGTAAAACCATCGCCATTCCCCCCGTTCTCTGGCTGTCTACCAATAGTGTTTTCTGCTAATGCGATGGGTTGTACTGCAAGCATAGTGCTTCGTACGTCACCCAGGTCAAATGTGTTTAGCGTGTTCGCAACTTCGTCTTCGACCCACGTCTCATGATCTTCAGTAGATTGAGCACGCCTCGACTTACGATATGCATGCTGTACAAGTGGAGTATTACCTCCACCTGTACCCCACCGAGCTGCGACTGTAGGTGATTCATCAATGGGTCCAGTGACCCTGCTGTCGTTTGGATGATGGTCATACATTACCGTTACGAGGTTGTAGGCTTCGTCTCCGGCTGGTCCTCCTGCTCCTTTCGCCCACTTACTGCTAACAGTGCCTGTCGTAGTAGCGGTGGGAGTGACTTTCCGCGTCTTTCGGCTCTCCTGAGGATGCCTTCGCACGCAGTCGGACTCAAATAGTATTTTTCCGGCACGTCTTGGATCTCCTGAAGAATGTCCGACAAGAAAGATTCTTTGGCGTCTTTGGGGCACGCCGAAGTACTGAGCGTCCAAGACCCGATAGGACCACCCATACCCGAGTTCTGAAAACGCCCCGAGGATGGAACCAAAATCCC